TTTCATCAAATGTTTCTACTGTAATTTCATTGCCTTCTTTTCGCATTTTTTCATTCATTTTCAATGCGTTACGGAAAACACGCGCCTTTACAAAGTCGTTTGTAAAAGTCTTTTCTTTTTTATCAATTCGTAATATAATTTGCATTTTTCATCCATCCTTTTCGTTAGTCACTTATTTTTAGTTTTAATTAAAAGAAAAGAAGCCCTATAAAAGGACTTCTGTTTAAGGTGTTGGTACTGTTGGTTCAGTCGGTTTTGCAACTGAAGCAAAGAATGTTTCGGGAGTAGCAGTTACCCCTGTGTCACGAGTATCTACTGTATGTTTGATGTTACCATCTGTTAATGGCAATGCTTCACCACTAAATGGATATGTTTTATAATTTGTTTCACCTTTCTTACGTGTAGCATTTGATTCTTCACCAGGCTTTAATTTAGCTTTATAGAACCACACAAGTTTAGATCCTGATTCAAAGCCAATTGCAATAGCATTTGGTGAATCGTTCGAATTGGTGATAATACCACCTTCTGCAGATTTCTTGTGGCCATACCAATCAACTAAAACCTCTGTTGGTAAATCAGCAGTCTCGCCTGCAATTGTAATGGAATCCATTTGTGCCTCTTGATCCACCACACGGTCCCCAGCATCTAAAGAAGCTTCTGAGAAGTTAGGTGTGAGAGTTAAAGAGATTGGCATTGTTAATGTTTTAACATCTCCCCATGTTTCTGTTTGTTCATCTGTCATTAATGCATAATGGATCCGTTTCAAACTAATTTTTTGTGGTTTTTCATTTACCGTTGTAGCTGCCATTTTCATGACCTCCTATTATTTAATATTCATCAAAAAAGACGAATCGCAACACTTTATTAAAGTGGGAATCGCCTTCTTGTTTTGGTGCATCGTATTCAAATGTGCGTTCATAGCCAGCTGATTCCATCAAACGCTTGATGTCCTCCACAAGTTGATAGTAATTGGGTTTTGACCAAACGTTTATTTGAATTAGTCGTTCAGTTTCATATTCTTGATCAGACGCCTCTAAAGCTGGCTTTGCATTGATTTCTAAGAATGTAATGTATTGATTTGGTATAGTTGAGCCAGTTGGAACACTGTTGAAAAATATATCTAATTTTAGTGGGGACAAAGTATTTGTGACATGTGCAGAAATATCAATCATAGATTTTTCGCTTTCTTTATCTCATCAGCAATAGCGTTTAATGCACCTGGTTTACTAAATTCAAATCCTCGTGTAAAGAATGGATTTGGTGCAATTGGTCCCCACGTTACTTTCTGACGTTTCCCCTTTTTCGTAACATATTTACTTCCGGCACTCCGCCCGCCTTCTAAGATATGGCCATGGTAGGCTTTACCTGTGTGCACCTTGGCTTCACCATCTTTTGCTCTTTTTATTTTAATGTTACTTTTCAATTTATTTTTCTTATTTTTAGATTTTCCTACTGGCACTTCTTTCTCAACAGCTTCTTTGACTACTTTTGCCCCTGCATTTAATGCTTTGTTTTCCTCTTCCTCTTCTAATGGTAAATTCATTAGATTTTGCATTAAAGCGTCCATACCTTGTATTTCAAAATTCATCTAAACCACCTCTTTTAAAAAGATAGTGAGCCACTGATTATCACCATTGTCATTCACAGGTGGTGCATCCATTTCGTATGTTTTACCAGCAATTTCAACACGCATGCTTTCTGTAATATCCTTACGGTAACGTATCCCAATAACACATTTCCCTTGCCATTGTGTAGCATCAGAACTAAATAATCTGTAACCTTTTGCAGTCTTCAATTCCGCCCATACGGTTTCATGTTTAGTCCAATATTCACTTGGCCACCCGTTGATAGTTGTGCCTGGTGGATTTAAGAAAGTAACGCGCTTGTTCATACGACCTGCGTTATTGTTGTTGCGATAGTTCATCAGGATTCACCCACTTTAGCTGTAAAATTATCGACTGTAAGCCGTATGGGATAGGTTGTTGTGCTGTTTTAATTGTGGAAGGCGTAATAGCTATACGATTCTCATAAAAGTGTGTAGCGAGCGTCATAATAGCTAAACGATGTAAGGCAAAAACGTCTTTGCCCTCCACAATCAAATAATAATCGTCTGGCTGTTTAACCCCTGCATTCTCCAAATAAAAAATGGATGATTGCAGAATAGTAGAAAGGGAACGATCCTCGTCATTCCCATCAATACGTAAATATTCTTTAAGCTCAACCAGTAATGGCATTAAGCATCACTCTTTTCATCTGTGGAAGGCTGTTTTGAAGCTTGCTTTGTAGGAGCTTTTTTAGGCTCTTCTACGGCTTTTAGGAATGCTACTCTGTATTCTTCATGGACTTCCGTCAAAGCCTCTGCACGTGCTTTAACAAGCTTTTTACCATCGGCTGGATAGTTGTCGCCTACCTCATAAATATGGTCGTCATGGTTAGTTTCTTTGAAACGATTAATTACTTTATACAATCAGTTCACCTTCTTTCAATAAATTAAAACCCCTACCCTTTTATTAAGGAGTAGGAGTTACTTTCGCGATACGGAATGCGGACTTTAATTTAATGCGGTGATCAAACCAAGCAGTTAAAACGAACGCATTAACGCCTGTCTTAACATCTTTATCTGTTTCGTAAAGTACATTTAAATCGTAGTTTAAGTGAGCATATGAGAAGTCGCCTACAATTGGTTTTGTTGCCGCATCTACAAACACAACCGGTTTTCCTAAAATTTGCTCTGGCTGCGCAGCGTATAACGTTGCATTACCGTTCGCTAATGTTTCAATAATTTCTGAGTAGTCGGCAAAAGTCATAACAATTTTTGCATTTTCTCGGTAATCTTCATGTAAATCTGCAATAGCCGCTTTAGTTGCTTTGTAAAGATTCGCACCTTCTACTTCTTTGATTCCGTTTTGTGTTGAATAGAAGCTCATGTGCTCTTCACCAGCTTTTGGAGTTGCAGCAAACTGTACTTTCTTTTCTTTAGCAGCAAGGCCAGAACGTAGTGAATTTTCTACGTGAGATACTAAATTTGTATGTGTTCCTGCAAGAACTGTTTCAGAGACACCTGCAAATACTTTGGACTTAAAGCGACCAAATGTCACTGTTGAACCTTCTAGCTTTAATTCCTTAGCTGTCTCAGTATCTGCGATGAAATTATCATCATCGATCGTGTACGCCAGTTTAGGAATTTCTAGGTTGACAATGTTCGTAACCGTAATCAACTCACGCATTGGATTTTTAACCATTGGTTCAGTAATGATTTCTTGTGCAACTGTTTTAGGTAAGAATTTTTCACCACCAGTTGCTGGATTTGTGTTATCACCCAATGCAGCATACACTTCATGATCAATTGGTTGATTGCGGACCGTTGAACGAACCAATGAAGCGAATGCCTCAGCGCGTTTTTGCTTTGGATCTTCGATACCACCTAAGTCTTTTTGCTGAGCAAACTTTGCCACTTGTTCAGCTTCTAATTGATCGTGTTGTTGCTTAATTACGTCAAAACGAGCCTGTAAATCAGCTTTGGAAGTTTGGGCTGCTTTAATATCATCAAGTGAAGCAGTTGGGTCCATAGCTTTTGCGGCTAAGTCTTCTTCTGTTTTTGCTAACTGTT